CCGATGCGCGCTAGCATTCCTTCCTGCGGCTTGGCCTTGGCCACAGCGCCGGACTCGATCTGCGGCAAAGCGGACAGGGCGGCGGCTTGATCAGGCGCATCCACCTCATAAACCTTGCCGCTTTTTTCGAGTTCAAACGTCGGCATTATTGCTTCTCTCGAATACGAACGCCGTTTCCGAGGTCGGTCCAGCCGGCGCCAGTGCTTTCGGACGCCGAAGGCGTTTCACCGGGTGCAGACACCGCAGGCTGCTTGCCGGACTGGATAGCCGCGCGCTCGCGCTGAATTTGCGTGCGCAGTTGTTCGACCAGCACCTTGTAGGTTTCCTTGCTGGTGGCGGTCGATAGGAACGACAGTGCCTTGTCGCGATCTGATTCACGCATGACGCCAGTCGGGTTCATCGCACGCGCCCAGCCTTCGGCGAGCTGCAGGTTTGCCATGCCGAATTGCATCAGGGCCGGATCACTGGTGGCAACTTTGCCCTTCTGGATAATCTGATTGAGCGGCACAAACGATCCGCGCGGCACCTTTTCAGAGGCATCGAGTGCGGCGGGGATAGCGGAATCTGTGACGCGAAGGATGATGTCAAGATTGGCCTCTCGCGTGCCCTTGGTACGGCCCTCGGCGGACATTTCGGCTTGGCGAGCTTGGAATGCCTGAATGTCGGCTGATGTCGCGGTCGGGTTCTCCTGCATGAACTTTTGCACCGACATGCCGGCGGCCGAACGCGGCGGGTGTGATGCCTGCTGAAAATTCTGAATTTCCTGCGCGGTAGCGTTCGGATTTTCTTCAAGAAATTTCGTCAGCGCCGCGTTCTGCGGCTTGGCGTTCTTCTGCCCATAGATCTCGATCAGTTGCTTTACGCCGGCCTGCTGCGGCAGTGAGAGCGTTGGCAGCCGCGCTTGTCCTTCTGGCGAAAGCCAGTAAGTGGCGGACTGCTCATTCTTGGTCTTCTGCTCGTCGCGCCTTTCCTGAAGCTTGGCCGCGGCCTCGGATGCCTTCTCCGTGTACTCCCAATTTTTGGTGTAAATCTGCGCAACCATCGTGTAGTTTTTCGACGCCGCCGCGTCGTACATCATCTGGTCATGATACTGCGCCGAGATCAGTTGGATTTGGCTCATCTGCTCGTCAATGTTCGTCTTGCGATTTTCGAGCGCGATCTTGTATTTCTCCATCACCTGGCGGTTGTTTTCCAAAGCGGTTTTGGTGTCCTGCTCCCACTTCTTGGCGGCACTCTCGTACATCTCGAGATTGCCGGTCTGCCAACCCTTGAGTGCGCCCGCGAATGCTCCAAGCGCTGCGCCGCCGGGAGCTCGGGTAAAGCGTCCGGCCACCGCGCCGAGTACCGCCATGGCTGATGCGAACGCCATTGAGTTCTTTTCGTATTCCTTGGCGTCCGGCGCCGGCGGCAATGGCTGTTGCTGGCCCATCCGCGGCATTGGAGGCGCGTGGATGCTTTGCTTGGGAGGCGGAGGTGTAGGCGCCGGCGGTGGCCCCATGGCGCTAAGCGGCGACTGAGGTTGCAGAGCAGCCGCCGGCGGCTGCCCCTGGTTACTGGTCTGATTGCCCATCATTCGGCCATCGGGGCCGAATACGGGGGGAGAGTCTGTGACGGTTGTATCTGTCATGCGAGCAACAGGGGTGCTGCCTTGGCGAACATCGTTCCGATCGCGGTAAAGGCAGAGGTCAGATTCGAGCTATATTGCTGATCCATTTTCAATTGCGCCTCGCCGGCCGAAAGCAACGCCTGATTTGCCGCGCTTTCGAATCCGAGGCCCTGACCTGAAAGGGCTGTTCCGGAACTAATCTCGCCGAGCCCGAGTTGGATCGTGGTCTGGATTTGCTGCTGGGCCATTGCATTGACCTGGGCGTCGACATTGCCGGCCTGAGTGATCGCGGCGGTGTCGGCGTCGGGATTGCGGCCCATGTTGAAGAACATCTGGCGGGATGTGTTGGTTAGACCAGTTCTGTATTGTTGCAATTGGGCAGTTTGTTCTGGCGTTAGTTCACCGCGGCGCGCCATGTCGAGGGCCTGTGTGCCCTGACCGACCAGTGCCTGACCTTCACCCTCAAGTACCCCAGCTTCTGACCGCATGCCCGGAACCGCACTGGTCAACTGACCGAACTGCGGTGGCAGCGAGCCGGGACCTTGGGCCAGTAGGGCGCCAAAACCGAGCGCCCCTACCCCGAGCGCGCCGGCGCCGAGAATCTGGCTTCCGCTGAATGGGTCGGTCTGGTTGCCTCCAGAGCCAAAGCCCTGATAATCCGACGCATCCAGACCCGCCAAGGGGTTGGAGGAGGAGCCAAGATCGGAAAGGCTGACGTCTGCCATGGCTACACCTGCGGCTTTCCAAAGGGCGAGCCGATGCCAGCGGCGGGCGGCGGGGTCATCATGCCGCCGTCAGGGGGGGCTGACGCTGGCTGACCGAGGCTAGGCGGGGCGAGCGGGCCGCCGCCGAGGGGATTATTGGCGCCCAGCGCGGCAGGACCGGCTGGGGAAGGCGGGGCAGTCGGCGGTGCACCGGTCAGCGGCGCGGGACCATTCCCAACCTGATCAGCAGCGCCGGGAGGCTGGATATTGGCACCAAACAGGCCTCCCTGGGCGTCCGCGCCTTGCAGCGGGAACGCAGGAATCCCGAATACCTGGTCAAAGTTGGAGCCAAACACTTGAGCCTCCTAGATTATCCCTAATACTTGCCTGATTTGACCGTGTTCTGTCGCGTGATATCCGAGCCATGAATAGAAATCGCCCTGATCGTCCAGGTTGACCGCCGACAAATCGGTCCCGGTGATTCCAAGCGCCTGCGTCAACAATTGGTGGGACTGTGCATGGGTTTCGCGGATCGAGCCGCGCTGCCGCCCCGCGGTCAGGAACGACAGGAAATCGAAATCCGGGATCAGCACGGCCGGCGTTTTCTGCGAGAGAACCTGTACGAATTGGAGGTGCTCGCGCATGTGCCCGATGTCCCAGGCGCCGTATCCTGCGAGGTCGCCGAACGTGACCTGATCGGGAGTAAATTGGGGCATCAGGTGGGATTCCCGACGTTGGTTTCCTGATATTCCAAGGTCAAATTCGTCATGGTAAAGTTCGCCAGCGTTCCAGTGATGGTGGCGCCGAGGTAACGGCCCGATCCGTCTTCCTGCGCCGTCAATGCTTGGAAGCCAGACGCCAATTTCCGCAAATAGCTTTGCGTACCTTCGTCCGTATCCATCGATGCCGTCATGGTGACATTGGCGATCGCGGTCGCGGCAAATCCGCCGCGAATTGTTTTCTTGCGCTGCACCGCGTTGCCGTGATGGGTCAGCGCGGTCTGCATCTTAAACGGCACCTGACCCGCTGGATTGGCGAGGATATTGGTAATGTCAGATCCGGACGATGCGAAGACGAATGTCTTGCCTGTTGCGAGCGTGGATGCAGTAGCCATCGACAGGACAGAATTGCCCTGGCTTATCACAAACCATTTCTTGCCGGTAAAGGTCAGCATGATCGATCGCTCGGAGCCGGCAGGGAGCAAGAGCGGGTCTTTGTATTTCACCAGCCACATGATGTTGTGTATGTTATTGACATCGGCCAGTGCCGCGGTGGGCTCTTGCGCAAAATCGATCAGCTTGAAGATGCCGTCCATATCATCGCTGATCTTCTGCACGCTGGAGCCGAACACCGCATAGACGCCGTTGGTGTTGGCAAACATGAAAACACGGTTGAACGAGCCGCAGGATCGCGGATAGATCGTGCCCTGGTCCGATGACAGCGTTAGGATGGTGAACAGCGTCACGTTGCCCAGCGCGTTGAGCGAGATATTGCCGATCTGCTTGACCGACTGATCTCCCATGATGAACAGGTAATTGTTGTAATTGCGCAGCGCCGTGATGGAATGCACCAGGTCTGCATCCGAGATAGTCAGCGAGGCCGAGGCATTAGCGGCGTTGAAATCGTCAAAGCCTTGCGTGCCCGTGTATTGAAGTAATCTCCCACCGCCGAGCCACACCCTGCCTTGGAACACCGCGATCGTGGTGCCGGCTGGTACGAACGGAAACACATGCGCCGAAGCGGTTGCTCCCGTACCACCGCCGCCGGTGATGTTCACTGTAAGAACATCGCTTGCGAGAAATCCCGAGCCGGGATTGGTGAGCGTAATCGATGAGACGAAAGAGCCGCCCACAACAGCCGCGGCCGATGCACCCGAGCCCGCACCACCTCCGGTAAAAGAAACGTTTGGGGCCGAGGTATAGCCCGAGCCGCCATTGGTTACGGTGATTGAGAGAACACGGCCGTTTCCAATGGTGCAGGTTGCCGCCGCCGCCGGCTGTCCAGTGGCGAGAGTGCCGCCGTTGATGTTGATTGCCGGCACGGATGTATAATTAGAGCCGGCGGTTGTGATCACCAAGTTGGTGAGGGTGAAGCCGACTGTCGAATTTTGAAATGTCCATGTCGGAGTAACAACCGCTCCCGAGCCGCCGCCTCCGGTCACTGTCACTGACGAGGGGATAACGGCATAACCGCCCGGATTAGTTATGATTGTCGATGTCAGGCCGCGCGGGTCAATATTGGCGGTCGCCGCGGCTCCGATGCCGCCACCTCCCGCAAACACCACGCCCGGCGCCGGGCCATACTGCGAACCGCCGTTAATGACGTTGACCGCTACCACTTGCGGCGTTCCGATGGTGGCAACCGCCGTTGCTCCCGTGCCAGAGCCTCCGGTGATGGCGACGTTGGGCGGGGAAGTGAAGTTAGCGCCGGGGGTGAGTAACGTCAGGACAGGAGACACGCCGCCTTGACGCACAAACACCGTCCCATTCCACACCGAATATCCAGCGGTAGGATCGTTGATCAGCACATATTGCGATTGCCAGATCGTCATGTCAGGATTTGAAAACGTGCCCGGTGAGGCAAACTGCGTCGACGCTCCGGTCGCGATATTGGTAGCCCAGCCAGCCCCGTCCGTCGTAAACGAGATGATGTAATCGACCGTGCCTAGATTGGCGTAGAACTGCCGGTAGATGATTCCGGAAATGTTGCTGATGGCGCTGGCCGGCGCCGGAACCGTGGTCAGATTGTTCGGCGCGATCGGCTGCAGGTTCTCAAGCCAGGCGAGCTCCTTCTCATTTAGCGCCTGCCGCACGCTCTGGGTGTTCATCTTCTCGAATTGCTCGAAGACGATGAACTTTGATTCTGCGCGCTGTACCTGGCCGGGAGGCATGGATCACCTCGAGACGCGGCGCTGGAAAGTCTTGTGATAGGGATTCGGAATTCTTACCCCGCCGGCCCCGATGATGATCTTGGGAACACGCGCGGAATAAAGCTTCAGCATGAATTCGGCCTGCTGAAAGTTCTGCAGCTTCAGAAGACACTTATAGGCGGCGTAGTATTGAACCGCGTCGTTCCAGGGCGGCGTGATCTGGGTATCGGTGTCGCCGGGATTGAGCAGCGGTAGTGGTGTGCAGAGCACGTCCCACTCGGTGACGTAATTCTGATCCGGCGGAGGCTGAATCAGCACGTATCCCATCTGTTCGTGAATGGTCCAGATCAGCCCGCGCTGGGTGAAAAAGAGTTGGCTTCGCATGTAGGCCTGAAACAGCGTGAAGCCGCGAAATCTCAGGGAATAGCGCTGGTTGCCCCAGAGATAGGAGATCGAGATCACGTTGAAGACATTGTTGAACATGGTGGCGGTGGCGGTCGCGCCCACACCGCCGCCGGTATCAGTGATGGTGACGGTGGGCGGCTGGATGGCGGACGGGACGCCGACAGGCAATGCCGGCTGGTAGCCGGTGCCCCATGCCGTCATGTTGATGCCGGTGATCACGCCGTTGGCTATGACGGGCACTGCGGTTGCCCTGACAGATCCGGGCGGACCGGCGCTAAACGTCACAATGGTTGCGGCGGAATAACCGGAGCCGCCTGTCAGCACGTTGGCGCCGACCACCTGACCGTTCAAGCCGTTCGGGCCATTGAGCGGGTAAATCTCCTGGTTCTGGATGGTCGACACCGAACCGTAGAGCGCGAGATTAGGCGCGTTGGCGGCCGGCGAGAGATAGGCCTGCCTGCAGCAATGGAAGTCCAGCGAGACGGCGGTGCGCGCGTCGTTGATCTGCGTCGCTAGTTCGGACTGCGTAAAATCCGCGTTGGTCTGATCATGGATCAGAAACTGGACTTGCGTGATGTAATCGGAGAGCAGCATTCGGCGCTATCGGCCGGATCAAGCCGCCCCCTTTTGTCGCTTCGGAAGAGCGGGCAAATCTACCGGGATTTGAGGATCGGCCGGAATGGGCTGATCAATGTCAGGCTTCTCTTCGACCATGCGATAGATCACCGGCTTGATCTCGAGGCTATCGAACAGTTCCTGAGCCAGTGTCTTGCCGCTTTCCTGCTTGACCAGGTGCGCGGGTGTGTTCCAGCCCTGACGCTTGCAGGTATGTCGGAACATGGCGTCTTGTGTCGCGTCGAGGTGATAGCCGAAGAAATGCGCGGCCATGTCGAGCGGGAAATTGTCGCTCTTGCCGGGATCGATGCAGACAGGCACACCGTCGTGCCGATCGGTGAAGGCGATCTTGCCGTTGTTGGTCAGCCTGATGTAATGGGTGCGGATGTCGGGAGCGCCGAGGTCCATTGCCTACTTCCTGAATCGATCGGGCAGGCCGATGATGCCGCGCCGGTTGAAATCGTTCTGTTCCTTTATGGACTCGCCAGTAGCCCGCACCATCGGAGACGGCCAAGACGGTCTCAGCTTCACATTGAGCCGGGGATCGACGCATTTCGGATTGAGGCGCGGCTCCATCGAGCCGCCCCAATAGCGGTCATTGACGTTGTAACGCTCGGCCATGACCCCTCCTAATAATACTCGATGAAGGTTACTGGAGTGGAAGTGCCAGAGGCGAGGATGTTGATCTGTGCGCCGACGTTGGAGCCGGCGCCAGTGGTCGGAAAGCCTTGCGTTGAACCAATGCTGAAGCATGATGTGACCAGATTGCCGGACGCGAGCACCCGGCCCGTTGTCACCCCCACCGGCGAAAGCGTGCCGAGCGTGAATGTCACGGTATTGCTGGCGTGCTCGTTGCAGATCGTCACACCCCTGCGGCTGGGATTGGCAGGCAGCGCGTTCATCAAACCGCCGCTGTTGGTGGTGACCGAGGTCATGTTGGGACCGAGCGCGGTCTGTGCATAGGCGAGGCCCGCAAACGCTGAAGCGGCCAGAGCCGCAACGATAAATCGCTTGATCATGCTTGCTCCGCTGGCGGTTCGATGGTGACGTGATCGCCGGAAAGGATGGCCTGCACCTGGGCGATCAGGATGGCGGCCTGCTGCGCTTCCGTCAGCGGCGAGCCATCGGCGTTAGGGACTGATGCCTTCTTCGTGGCCTCAATAACTTTATCGATCAGCGACATCACTGCACCCTGGGCTGGATCAAGAGAGACGTATTGGCGAGCGAGGTCACGGCGACCAGCGCGGTTACAGCAACGCCGCCGGCACCGCCGGTGAAGGTAACGGCCGGAGCGCCAGTATAGCCGCCACCCGAGTTCACCATATGAACACCGGTCAGGGTTCCGGAACCGGTCAAAGCCACCGAGGTCAACTGAGCGCCAGTGGCCGAGGTGTTCTGGTTGCCGGGGACGGCGTTGGACGGGAACACTAGGCCGGGCGCCGGGATGCCGCCGGCCGCGAACGAACCGGACGGGCCGCCCTGGTAAAGCGCGGGCTGCGGGATGATGTAAAAGTTCGGCGTGGTGACGTAGCCGGCGCCGGCATTGACCATCGTAATAGAGGCGATGCCGCTGGAACCGGCCGCCGTCATGACTGCAATGGCGGACGCCTGAATGCCGCCGGGGGGCGGCGGATCGATGACGATGGCGGGCGGTACCAGGAAGCCCGAGCCGGCCTGGGTGACGGTGGGAGCAGCGACCGTGCCGCCGATGATGACGTAGGCGGTCGCGGTCGGATAGCCGGTGGTGTTCGATACGGCATAGGCAATCGAGACGCCCGTCGCGACCGAACCAATGCCGTTGGTCATGCCCGAACCGGCGTTGCTGATGGTGTTACCGGAGACAACGCCGGTGATGTTGTGGGCACGCAAATTGTAACCGTCGCAACTCAGCCAATCGCCGTTATTGGCCGTAGCCGCCTCGATCACGGCCCACACCTGCTCGGTCGGGTCGAACCGCTCGATGACCGTGTTGGCGTCGACGGTTACGATGTATTCGCCGGCCGGGAAATAAAACACGCCACCGGACCCGAGACTAATTCGGGCCGTGCCTTCCTGGACCTGAGCGAGAGGGAAGTTAAATGCGCCGCGGACTTGTGCCATGATGACCTCAGATGTTCAAGAACGCGAGCCCGTCAAACTTGCCGTGCGCCTTGCACTTCACGTCGACAAGTTCGAGCAGGGACAGGATCGCGCCGATATAACCCAGTTGGTTGTTCGGCAGCGTGGATTCGAATCCGGTGAAGCTGAAAGCCGCCCGCTCATGCAGGAACAGCGTCAGGTAGTTGGTGTTGATCAGGTAGAGCACGCCTTCCGGGCAGTACGGATCGGCGTAGAAGGGCACGCCGGCGACGTCGAGCGCGCGGAACAGGGATTCGACCTTCTTGTCGGCTCCGAAGCCGTCACCGGGACGCACATTGTAGCGCTCGGAAGAGGTGAAATCCTGCGCCAGAAGCGTCCAGGTGCCAAAGCCCATGATGCCGATGGTGGGCATTTCGCCGGTCGTCTTGGAAACCTGGCTGATGTACTGCAGCATCAGGTTTCTTGTCGGCGTGGTGACGCCACCGTTGTGGACGTAGGTCGATTTCCAGAACGTGTTGGTGGTTCGGGACACGCCGCCGTAAGTGGTGGCAAAAGTTCCGTCATCGATCGCCGCCGGGAGTCCGATCAATTGCTGGGTGTTGGCCACGTTGTTGAACAGTGCGGTTGCGAACGTGTCGATGGTGACGTTGGTACTATCATTCATGCGCGCTTCGATCAGCGGCACCACGGAATAATCGAGCTGCACCAGGCCTTCCATGCCGAGGAACGGAATGGTGGAAACGAACGCCTTGAGATCGAATTCGGCGTTCTGGATACCGGGCTGCACGCCGGGTTGCTGGAACGAGCCGGAATAATCGACCCATTGGCCGGCCACCATCGGGGTACCCTGCAGGGGGGCGGTGATCGGAGAGAGGCCGCCGGTCGCGACCTGGGCCGAGGAAAGCAGGGCCGCCATCAGGGGAGCGGATTTCCAGAGCTGGACATAAACCCTGGGCATGTAGGCGCGTCTTACGACGGCGGAAAGTTCGGAGGCGATAGCGCCGGACGCCGGGATGATGCCTTGGCCGAATACTGGCAATTGAGCCTCCTGTTAGCGCTTGCGCATGAATTCGCCGATGACCTGGTGCGCGACCTCGCGACTGGCCTTCAGCGGATCGTTGCCGAACTTTGCGAATTCCGGAATTTCCCAGGTCGCGCCGTGGTGCGGGATTTCCTCGCCCGGCTCTCGATCGATGGGGGGTAAGGTCGCGGCGTAAAGCGTGGCGCCGTCCTCGTAATCGGTGATACCCTTGCGCTGCATCAGAGTTTCGATGTTTTTCACATCGTCCTCGCCGTATTTGCGACCGGATCCGTCAGGCCCGCCGGTGAGAAGAGCGGCGCGCTTGGCGTTCATTTCCTTGAGCATCGCCTTCTTCTGGTTTTCCAGGTCTTTTTCTTCCTGCTCCCGCTTGAAGGCCTCGAAGCGGTCCTCCTGCTCGACGTCGGAGAAAGCCATCGCGTGGGGCGAATCCGGCTTCAGCTTCTTGACAGCCGCCGCCACGATTTTTCGGGTGTCCTTGTGCTGACTGAGCTCGTGGAAGAGGTCGGCAAGATCGGCCGCAGTGACGAGATCAAGGCCGCGTTTGGTGCGCTGAATTTGATGGGTGTCGCTCATGGATCAGCCCCTAAATGGGCTTGCCCTTCTGGGCGGTCGGGCCGCCGCGCTCGAGTGTCGGCAGGCCGGTGGCGTAGCGGCGCCCAGTCGGGCTTGACCATTTCTGTTCCGAGGTGAATCCGCCCAATGCGGTATAGGTCGGCGGATTGCGGAAGATCCCGTCTTCCATCCTGCGGGTGGAGAGGTTGCCGGTTTTCACCTTTGGCTTGAGATAATCGCTCATGCTGCAGCTCCTTCAGGTGCGCCCATGCCGGGCGGAGGTGATGGATTGGAAACGAGGCCGGGCGGCGGGGCTGCTGAGAGCGGCCCCTGTTTGGATGACATCGCCATCGCGGCAAGGCCCGCCGGGACCATGTTGTCGCCTTCCGCCTTGCCGAAGATCGGATTGAGAGAGGACATCGCTCGAAGCAAAGCCTGCTGTTCCTTCGATCCGGATTCGAACGCCATCGAGGCCTTGAGCAGTCCAGGCATCAGGGCTTTCACCGTTTGAACCGCGGCCGCCTTGTTGCCAGCACCGCCGCCTGGCGACAGCATCGGCGATCCGCCGGGGCCTGCTGGTCCACCGATGGGAGACTTTGGCACAGCGGAGCCCGGCGGTTCCCCCGGAGCTGGCGCGAGTGGAGACGGTTCCATGGCGCAATTGACAATCTGATTTAAGAGTTTCTGTCAACCTTTTGAAAACGAACCCGTCTTGCAATTTGGGGAACAATCATTTTAATAGCGAGGGATGGCCCACATCATCCGAAGCTGGATTTGCGAGAACGCCCGCTGCAGCGAGTGGTTTGAAAGCTGGGAAGCCAACCCGGAATGCCCGAAATGCAAGTGCGTACGGGTTTCCTGGCGCCCGAACGGCGGCCATGTTGGGGGATATTCCAAGAATGCCGATGTCGAGCTGCGGGCGCTCGCCGACTGCTTCAAGCTTGACAATCTGAATTCGGCGGAGCGGGGGCGGGCGGCGAAGGTCATCAAGACGCCGCCCGTTCCCACTGGTTCGCAAGTGCACACTTTCGCCGGGGGGTTCACCGCGGCCATCAATCCCACGGCGGGGCCGCAATGCGTCCCGACGTCAAATCACCTGGACTTCAAGGTCAAGGCCGCGCCCGGATCCAGGCTTTCGCCTAGCGGCAAATATCCAAGCATGAGCAGCCACACCGCGGTTGAAGCCGCCCACAAACCGTGATTATCCCCGACGAGCCCACACGGCAGGCTGAATTCATTCGCTGGGTGCTCGACGTCTGCCTGACCTCGAGGAAGGACCGGAAAGATTTATACGATCGCCGCCGCCAGTTCTTCCTTTATGGCACCTCGGCCGATCAGGAGGTCATCTACAACCGGATCGAGTCGCATCTCGATCTGGTTTCCTCGTTTCTCTACTCCCAGGACCAGGCGCAATTCGCCCTGTCGGCCCCGCTCAATTCATCTGATGAGGTGGTCAAGCAGTACATGGCGGCGGAGGACACCTTCAACAATGATTTCCGCGATGCGGGTTTATTCGATTTCTTCGGCGATGCGATCATTGGAAGCCTGGTTTACGACAGCATCGTATTGAAGGCCGGCTGGTCCGACATCAACGAAGACGCCACTTGCAAGGTGATCATGCCGTGGCAGTTCGGGGTATTCTCGGAAGAGGTGACCGAGCTCGAGAGCCAGCCTGCCTTCGTCCACACCTATCACATCGATTACGACAATGCCTGTCAGAGATTGGCCAGAGCCGGCCTGTCTTCCAAGATCCCCGATCTTCCCGTGGTCAACACGCCGTTTGAATCGCCCTTCCCTGAGATGATCACCCGCATGATCATTTCATCTACCGGCGGAGAAAACCTATCAGGCAACGTGCAGGGCTCGATCAATCCATCGTATCTGCCGCGACCTTCCTATCAGGCGAAGATCGACCGGCCCCTGGTGGCGTTCCACGAGCTGACAATATGGGATGACGAATGCTCGGACTATCGGGTTTTCTGGGTGGTCGACCCCGACATGATCATATCGGACTCCAAGAAGACCATCGAAGTCCTGAAGAAAACCGGATCGTTTGCTCCACAGCGCGAGCAGCAGCAGAAGATGTTCGACACCCAATGCAACCCGTTCTTTCCCAGGGAGCATCCCTATACGCTGGTGAGGCCCTACAACATCTATGAATATTTCTGGGGCAAGGCGCACATCGAAAGCCTGATTCCCTTGCAGGAGTGGTCGAACGAGCGACTGGAGCAAATTCATGACATCCTGGACCGACAGGCCTATCCCCCGCGGGTGGGTTCTGGCTTCATGGGTCTATCAGATGAAAAGATGGAGGCTTTCGGGGGCGCCGATACCTGGGTGATGGATCAGCTGCCACAGGCTTCGATCAAGGAGCTTCACCCGGAAATGCCGCCCGACATCTTTGCCGACTACATGCAGATCGGGCAACTCTTCATCGAGGCTTCGGGATTGACCGAGGTGCTGCAGGGCAAGGGGGCACCGGGAGTGAGGTCAAAGGAGCACGCCAAGCAACTAGGATCTACGGGAGCGGGCCGGGTCAAGAAAGCGGCCATCAGGCTCGAGGCTCCCCTGGTCAGGCTGGGCGACCTCGCCTTCAAATTGAACATGCGCAACAATGACAATCCGATTGTCCCCGACCCGAAGGAAGACGGCAAGCCCGGCAATGATTTCTACTACGCCAACATGGTCGGTGATTATGCTCTGCGGATTGCCGGCCACTCTCACTCGCCGCTATTCGTTGATGATACAAAAGAGCTGGCGGCGTTCCTGTTCAAGTCCCAGTCGATCGATCAGGAAGGTCTGCTGCGATTGCTCAATCCGCCGAACAGGGACAACCTGATCCACTCGCTCCGAGCCCGCCAGAAGCGCAGCGCGAAGGCCGCCCAGATGAAGGCTCAGATGGGAATTCCGGACAAGCCGAACGGCAAGGGCAGAGCCGCCCACGCTTGATTGCAAAAATTCATTGATCGGGATATTTTCAAATCAGCCTCACTGATTTGAGGTGATGGGCGTAAGTCCGCCCGCCAATCCCAACAAGGAAAGGAGCCTATCATGAAGCGTAAGCACAGGCGCGGTGGCCGCAAGCATCGCCGGAAGTAAGCCCTCCCTTTGGAGAGCGAGAAACACCCCTACGGGGGTGTTTTTTATTTACCACCCGCCATCTATATCGGCCTGTCCGGTGAGAACCAGCCACGCATCACGAATGCGATCACGTCGCACCGACAGATACCGGACAAAGCGCTGGCGGCGGGTTGGTTTGGGAGCAGCAGGCCCGTCGGCGTATAGACTGGTGCTTAGCAGTCGCTCCATTTCGGAATAGGAGTTGTTGATGCGCTTGATAAGCGCTTCCCTCGTGATCTCTTCAAGAAGTTCTTGATTGGAAGTGGTCATATCTGAACACCTTTCACCCGAGGAAATGTTTGTGGGCAGCATCATCGATGCGCTCAAGCATTTTGACACAATCATCCATGGTCACCTCACCGTAGACAAGAGGCGACTGACTCGATGATCCGAGATCATCGACAATATCGGTGAAGAGATCACGCAATCGTTCGATCTCCACAAGTGCTTCGTGTAATGGCCCATTCGAACTTTCCCTGTAGTTTTTTAATTCCAGGGCTCCCATTTCAGCAATTTTTTTCATTGCTTCACCGTGATGTTCATGCGCTTCAGATAATTGACGATGACGCGTTCGGTAGGAGGTGTGCCGCCCTTTTCTTCGATCTCCAGGGATTTCGATAGAGACAGGCCGAGCACTTTCACCTTGGGCTGCACCCATGAATTCCACGCCTGGTAAGCGAGTGCTGCCGCCATCACGCGATCGTCCTTCGCCCTGCCCTCCGCTCCGATGTGGCCGGCGTCGTTGACGATGCGGCGCATTTCCTCGAGCAGAGGCACCGAGCGCGGGATCATTCTTCCCAGCTCGATTCCGTTTTTCATCTGGTTCATGGCTCGGCGCTTGAGATCTTCCGTGGTCTTCCACTGGAACAGCATTTCTCCGCCGCCGGGGTTGTCCATCCTTCTATAGAAATAGTGCCGCATGTTGGCGAGGATATTCCGGATGTGGGAGTTTTCGTCAGTGGGCCGTATTTCGCTTGCCGTTCGTCTGACCTTCTCCAATTCATCGAACACCGCTTGCCCCGGCCCGTTCATTTCCAGGATCGGCATCAGGAAGGTGGGTCCGTAGTATCCAGCGAGATGAGCCAGAACCCAGGCGCATTGGTAGGTGGATGGTTGGGTACTGCAATACTCCGCGACTTGAACCATGCAGTCGGAGTAGCACCTCCAGATCGAAATAACAGTTCGATCTGCTTCATCTGAGCTTCCGTAGGCCGGGTCGCAACCCAAAGCGTAGTATCCAAACCTGGAGGCATCTTCCCAGATTCTAAGTTCTGCTCTGACATCTTTTACCTGCCTGATTTCTGTTTCATCGAACTTCATCCCGAGCTTGTATCTGAAAGTCTGGAACGCATTCTTCTTCGCTTGCCGCAGGCATTCGGTCATTGCCTCGACGGTGAAGAATTTAGAGCCGGTAGCCTGGAAGGCGTCGGCCTCGGTCCACGGATATTCCTGATCCATCATGGATTGATCGCCGTCCTTTTCCGCGGCGAGGTGCCAGCGATACCAGGCGATCTGTTGCAGCGATATTTCGAAATGATAGCTTTCCCTTACCTCCCTCACACGCTTGCGCTCGAGCGGCGTCAATGTCGACTTGATGCCATCGGTCATGTAGTGTTCGAAGAACGGATGACTTACCGGAATTTGATTCCTTTCGTCCCGCCACCAGCCGATGAAAATAGCGCGCTTCGTCGGATCGGTCTTGGTGATCTCCCACATATCCCAGAAATGATTGAAGCCGTTGGCTGTCGTCTCGTAGATCTGGAGGCGGTGAGGATAGAGTGACGACGTTTGGGAACGAAACTCCGCGAGGTCGTCACCATTGCCATAAAAGGCACATTCCGTCGCATGAACAAAGTTTGCGGCACCGCCACGACCGAGACCACCTTTGCGAACTTCCGACGTGCCAGCAATAAGGTATCTAAACTTGGATGCATTTTTAAGGATGAGCAGATTCCGGTTATGACGCACGTAATTGATGCGGTATTTCGTCGGTGTCTCGGCAAAGAATACTTCCACCGTCGCGCGAAAATCATCCCTCGCCTCCTCCTTGTGGGTGATGAACACCCCAAGCAATCCCTTGTGCTCGAACGCCCAGAACATATCCAGCGCGAGAAAAAATGAACTGATGCCGAGCTGACGCGCTTTCAGGATGACAAACGTCGTGATGCCCTTCGACAACCCGTCCTCCAGCTCCTTCAAAAGATAGCGCTGCGAGCCCAAAAGCCGAAACGGCACCAGGCCGAAATCCTTGCTCTGCACCTTGAGTTTGGAAAGGAAAGACAAAAATCGATCGGTCGGGAAAGGCGCGACACCGACATATTCGATCGTGAAGGCGTCATCAGGGCCGATGATTTCAGTATCGGTCATTGGAGCCGCGCATTATGAAGCACCACGACGTTGACGCTTGGGAATTCTCCATGCGTCCTTATGTCATGGCTCCACGGAAACAATCGCGCCGCCATGTGGACCAGATACGGATCCTGGCGCAGCCGCCCCCGGTAGGAAATCAGATCCGCGCTCACGCTCGAAACCGCGAAGGTAAGCGCCAGCGCCAGCAATATGACCCGCGACGATACAACCGATAAACGCAGACAACGGTGAATGAAGCGGGAAGTAAAAAAGCGCGAGCGAACAGAACGCCGCGAAGACCGGCCATTGCCTCTGTTCTGATCGAGCCAGAACCGCTGCCATGAGGGCGAAGAAAAGGATAGATCCGAGTCCGGCCTCGAAGGCAAATTGGATGTAGTCATTGTGGGCGAACTCCGGACGTTCCATTACCTTCTGGCCAAGTTCCTCCACCATCATCCACAGATCGGTGAAGGTGCCGGGGCCAAGGCCGAACCATCTGAGATTACTATACGCCGCATCCCAGATTTGCATCCGCTGAATATCGGATGGTGAGGGATGGAAGTACATCAAGACGAGAGCAAACAGCACGATCCCGGCGGCAACGCGCCAGCCCAGATATCTGCCGGCAAGACCCACCGCCACCACCAGCCAGCCACCGCGGCTGTACGACAGAATGAACAGCGGCAGCACGCCGGGGATATAGCGCCATTCGCCATGGCACACCAAGCCGACAATCACCAGCGCCGACACCGAGCCAGACACCAGCGGCGTATCGAACAGGCCAGGATGGCCGGCGAGCTCAGCCACAGGAAACGGATGAAAGCCCGACGCCTCCGCGATCGACACAACAGACGAAACCGAAAGCCCGATCGCCAGTCCTCGCCACAAGTCACCAAGATCATCGAGTGTCGAACCCAGCCAGAACGACCCAGCCCAGATCAACACAACCGCAAAACCCCAACCCGAATCGTAAGGGTTAACCGCCCACGTCAAAGACAAGGCAGTAAAAAAAATAAACCAAATCCCCAGCCAGTGAACGCGCGTCACGGAACCACTTCGCCACAGCCCTAAAGCGCCAGCGATCGCCATCACCCCCCACTGCGTCGGGATCGATGCCCCGGTCCAGCCAGGCACGTAGCACACGGCTAGGATGAGCCCGAGCCAGAACAGCGACGTATGACGCGCTGCGGATCGCAAGTTCGACTCGGACATCATCGCTGGACACGACGGATCAAATCCCGGTCTTCCCGGTCAACCGCACGCCGCGCTATCAGCCACATGGTGAACAGCAATACCACCGCGCCAACAATCACCCCACCCCAGCCCAACCCCAAATACAGCAAAACCAGCACCGATAAGCACACAATCCCGCTCATGCCAGCGTCTCCGTCTCAATGCTTAGGTCAACAAACTCCCCGGGCCCGGCATCATAGATCGGAACCGACGCAAGCCGCTTCCCGGTCTCAGGGTCCAGAACCACCGCATGGAACCGCACAGTTCGGTCCCTCCGGTTGCTCAGAACCTGCTGCATATTCATGCGGGGAAGCGAGTAACCGCCCATGGCACAGTCCTTCTGGATGCCAAATCACCTTGCAGCCGTAGCACATTCTACGATTCCACACGCTCAGATTTTTTCCGGGGGTGAAAGAGGTGCGGGGCGCCTTGAATCAAGACCTCGAGACCCATCGACCTGGCGCGCCCGGCCCGCGCGCCGTCCCCGGTGCTGGCCCTACAATGGCGCAGTTCCTAAGCAGGGTACATGCAACTCAATGATATCAATGTGTTAGACGTCGCGTGTGTCAATCGCGTGTCAATTCCGATGACTGACCAACCTGGCGAGCGCACCGAAACAGGGCAAAATCACCCCGAAATCACGAATAATGCGAGGATTTGCTGACCGCGGGCAGATGCTCTGTGGGACAGAGCACGGCGGTCTTTCCACCGTTCATCCGTTCACTAGTCAGGACGAGGCTTAGTTTTTCTCTCGCTGGTGATCCGATTGGCTCGCCTTTGAGCAGCCGGAAGAGATACTCGCGAGAGATTCCTGCGGCCTTTGCGATGCCGTTGATTGAAGGTGCTCGGCGGGCATAGCGCTCTCTTGACGGCGAGTGTCGGATGGTGCGGAGGCGTCGGATGATCTCGGCGTCGGAGAGCATGTGTTTTTCCTCGTTCTGTTCGCAGCATATAAGGATAGTATTATGTTGCGCACACCACGTTCTTTTGTGCGGTGCGGTGTCGTCTCATTCTTGCCTTGGCGGCGGCCTTCCTGATCTTGGCTCGCTGCCACTTGTTGCAGTCGGTGGCGCCGATGGTTTTTATCTTGAGGGCTTGTCGATCGGCGTAATTGAGTTTGAGGCGCCAAGCTAGGCTGTCGGCTGTCCATGTCTGGGTTTTGGAAGCGGCGTCGGCTAGGAGCTGCTCGAGCTCTGCGGCGGTCAGCCAAGGGGCACGCTCTTTTGCCCAGTCGAAAAACCGTGCGGATGGGACGCCTGGGAGTAGGATCAAGTGGTTTGCGGCGATCCAGACGCATTCCCGGCCGAGCTCGTTGTCAGGCAGGATCTTGCCGTGTCTGGCTTCGAACAAGCGGTTCAACTCAGCGATGCGGATGGCGGACATCTGAAACGCTGACCTCTTTTTCCGCGGGCGGGCATACCGCTTGGCGATCTCGCGCTTTTTAGCTTCAACGGTTTCTGGCGCCGGCCGCGTTCTATGCATCTCCACATATTGAGTGATTTGTTACAGCATTTCCATGTATATGCAAACTTTTCTTCAAGTAGTTTGTGAAGTTCCTTCGGTGAGGAATTTGTGTATCGTCCGGGCGAGCACAACTACCTCGATCATCCCGTGCTCGGCTTCCATGGCCGCGCTGGCGATGCCGCAGGCCTGATCGACCGACCATTTGCGCAGGTCGACGTCTTTCACGATGCCGGCCATCTTGTCGGTGAGCTGCTTCTGCAGCGCCTGGATCTGCTGTCCCGAAAGTGTGCCCGTGGGATGGTGAGCCGAGTCAGTAAGAGGCGGGGCGGATTTAGCTTGGTCTTGGCTGGCCATTAGGAGCCCTCTGAGTGGGGTTGGTAGCGGTGTCGACTATCATCCAGAACAGCAGCTCGCGCTGCTCGGCGGGGCTTAAAACGCGAAACTCGGCCCATACTGATTGCATCATGGGATTGGCGGCGGATCGGTAGCCCTCCAGCATGTCGGAGACGTTCATCGCATCACCTCAGACTGCTTCGTGGTGGCCGGGCGGATGCGAATCTAAGTGATCGGAGCCGTCTAAAGGGTCGTTGGAAATCAGCGCCAGTTGCCTTTCCAGACTGTCCAGCCCTTGCAGATGCTCGTCAACCCGACCGTGCGCAGCGGCAAATGTGCGCTCAATCCGCTGATCAACCGGGTTTTCTCTGGCAATCAATTCGTCCAGCTTGACCTCGAATTTCTTGGTCAGCCGGCCGACAACGCCCGATGCTCGGGAGACTTTTTCGCTCAGGCGATCCATGGCCATTCTTTCGTTTTCCAAGCCAAAGCGGCGGGCGATCGTCCGCGCCGTAAGCCCCTGGATTGCCTTGGTGATATCATCGGGCATTTCATCCGGTGGGCTCCCGCTTTTTTCGCTTATGGCGGCCATTGCTGGCGGCGAGATTTCTTGTCTCATCGCTGTAGGCGATCGCGCGCAGCTCGGCCACCCAGAGTTTCGGAAACAGCCCGATCCGCCGCATCAACTTTGGATAGGCCGAAACCTCGCGAGAGATGGGAACGCGGTTTCTTGTCATCGTTTCCTCGCCAAAAGGGCCACGAGTTCGGGACTAACCGGGATATTCCCCTTGGATGCCCCTTCCTTTTGCATCTCCACGGGCTCGCTGTGTCTATCGTCAGAAACAGAAGATTCTATCTTTTGGTTTTGGTTAGGATTGCATCTGGAATGCATATGCATAGCATCCGGTTTACGTCTGCCTTTCCACCGCACTTCAGATGCAAGTGTTTTCTGCTTCCGAACCTCCTGCACTTTTAGCCAAGTGTCGGTCAGTCGACCTTGAGATACGAGACCTCCTATCGCCGTCATCGGCCGCATGACCTTCTCCCTGATCGCCATCCACCGCCGAAGCGTCACTCCGCCGATCGTCGCCATTTCGGTATCGTCGTCTTTCAGTTTCCCACCATGCCGCCACATCACAAACAGCAGCCGGCAATAGACGCCGAACTCTTCCGGCGACATATGCGTGGTATCCGCGAGGAGCGCGTCAGTCTTTAGCGGCATGATCGGAAGCTCAGCCATCACGGCGCCAATCGGTAGAATCTCGATCGCTCTTGCCCAGATTGCAGTCTCGGCACAACACCTGCAGATTGCTTTCCACCAGCGCGAGATGCCGATGCGTTGACCGCGGCTTGATATGATCGACCTGAATCGGATTGTCCGGGCTGCCCTTATGCCCGCAGAGCTGGCACCAATTGCATTTCTTCAGCACGCGATAGCGCATCTGCAGCCACTCCCGGCTGTGCAGGAAATTCGGGTCTTGCGATGAACGAAGTTCGGCCGCCGTCGCCGTGCGCCGAAGGATCGCTTGAACCTGTCGCTTGGATACCTGGCCCATCACGCCACCGCCCGCATGCACAGCGACAGGTGCGGCTCGCAATAGGAGGTCTCGCCAAAAATCGGATTGCCGCAGAACGTGTATCGGCTTCTGCCATAGGGATAACGGCACTGATCAGGCTTCAGCTCGAGCAAATGCAAATGTAGCGGAACAACGTCGGCGACGCGCAGTCCGGTGACGGCATCGCAGGCAAAATGCCGCGGCTCAGGCTTGGGCTTTGGCTGGATAGTGGCGGCCTGCTTGTGGCGGTAATAGGTGCGCTTCGATGTGCCGTTGGCCTCCCACGGCTTCGCAGTAGCGGGCCGGTCCCGCTTGGCTTTCGGCCTGTCGGCCTGCTCGAGATTCAACCGGTGCGCCCTTCCGATACAGGCGTTGCGAGAATAGTGCACGCCGAGGTCGGCAAGCGTCTTGGCCGACATCTGTGCGAACGAAAGACCGTCGAAAAACCACCGTGTCAGCACGCGATCGTGTTTGCTCGGCCAGCCCATCAGCCCGCCCTCATCAGGAACAGCGGCAACGGGTCGATGGCAGCCTCGAGCGCGTCGAGATCAACGAAATCCTCCGCGCGCCGATCAGAGAGCTTGGTCCGCACGAACCAGAAGATTTCATTGATGTGATTGGTGGCGTCGAGATCAATTGGGACTGGCGCCGCAGACCGGCCAGGGTCAGTTGGCGCAGCGCCAGCATCCGAAGCGTGGGAATTGTCCGCCTCGGAATTCAAACTCATCCAGGGATTGGGAATTTCTACCATGCGGCCGCCGATCTAGCGGCGCGGCGCCACCTTGATGTTGCGCATCCCGTGGCGTTTGAGGACTTCCGCAACGACGGCAGCGACCGCCGCGCCCGACCATTCGCGCTGGCCGGCCAAATAAAACTCGGCCGCACGCACCGAACAATTGGCGCAGGCAGCGATGTTAGCCGCGGTTTTCTGCGGCCAAAGCATTCTCGCAACGTCGGAAAGTACACACGCGAACAATCGTTCGTCGTCCGGAACTGCCACTCGCGCGATGGTTGATTGTTCCAAACGGCGAGCCGTCGATACTCTGGTACGCATGACAAACTCCCTACTGACGCAACAAAATCGGGACTCTGTGATGTCAATTGAATTTCAGGTGAGCGCGTCTTTACCATCACATGTGGAACTGCGACAAATAAGTGAAAATTTAATTCCAACACCGTCCCAGTTGTGTCAGCTTGGCGACACAAAAAAGAAACGCTCCCGTCACGGAGCGACGGGGCGAAAAGATGAGCAATGTTGTCGATTGGGATCAAGCACGCGCCTCCAGAGCTTCAGACGAAGGCCGCGGAACATCAGATGGCCACTCACCATCGGGCCATTTCTCAGAAAACCAGCGCAGCGCATCCTCAAGTCGGCCGACGGTGATATCGGCGCCCTCCTCAAGCGCGGTGAGCTTTTTTCCATCGTTGAGAGCGCGCGAACTCACCGTCGAAAGCGGGATTCCCTCGATCTCGGCGTACCGCCGCGCGACGCGGAGCAATTGGTCGATGCCTGACATGGCCGCAATATCGGTAAGTTTACCGGCGTTGTCAACGGCAATCTTACCGGATGCATGGGCTGTGAATTCCGGTCAATCTACCGGAATGGATCTAAAGGCCATCCTCGCGAACATTGATCGCCGCTTGAAGGTGCTACAAATCAGCGCCCACGAGGCATCGCTGGATTCTGGCCACCAGGATGTCATCCGGAACCTCCGAAGAAAGGTCAAGAACGGCAAAGCTTCCAAGGGAAGCTTACGCGCTGATACCTTAGAGGATTTGGCCCGAGCCCTAAAATGCAGTGTGGAGGATCTTAAGAGACCGGTGGACGCCTCAGGGGCGGCGCTGGTGCCAGGCATGCGGGATATCCTTTTGGCCCGCCGGGAACTCTTGGACCGCGAGCGGGCCCTCATTGACGAACAGCTCGCAGCGATGGACGAGGCGGAGTTTACCGGTAAAAAGGGCGGAAAAAGAAAACATCGGTAAGTCTACCGATTTCTGTTGACCGGTAAGTTTACCGGCTTTAAGGTGATCTTCTCAACCGGAGATCGCCGCCATGCCTCCCGCCTATTGCTCAGCCGAAGACCTTGCCGACCACCGCCATGATTTAGCCAAGCACGAGCCGCGCGCATCGGATCCCATAAACGCCGTCGAGATCGCCGCGCTCGTCCGCGGCATGACGTCGATCACCGAGGCGGCCAAACTCATCGATCAGTATGCCGCCACGGTCGCATCAGCCGCAAAGGTAGATGCCGTCAGCCAGACCTATGACCTGATCGACGGCGTTCTCGCCCGCAAGGGGCGCTGACATGACGCGCCAGCAGCACGCCGATTCCGCATTGCGCCGATGGCAAGAACTCCGCGAGTTGCCGCCGTCGGTACGCATCGAATGGATGGTCTACGACTTCTTCCATCCGCCGATCGATCTCGACGCTCGCTTTGAGGACCAGATCGCAGCCGTAGCGCGGGAGATGGCACATGGGTGACGTCATCGCTTTTCCCCGCCGCAAACGATCTTTCGAATGGGGTCTTTTCGGGGCTCTGCTTGCAAACTTCTTCATCGTGATTGTGTTCGGGCTTCTCGTTTTTGAGATTTTACGGCCATGACGCTTGAAGCAAAATTGATGCTCGCCCTGGACGTCGGAGCCATGCTGTTTTTCTTCGCACGGGTCTGGATCGGCCGATGAAGCTGCGTACCAGACCAATCACCGCGCTCCAGCGATTGTGCGTCATCCAGGCGACGATCGGCCCGCTGATCCCGTTCCGCGTTGGGATTGCGCGCAATCGGCAAGGCCCATTCTTCAAGCCTCATACCGTGCAGGGGCTTGTGAATCGAGGATATCTGCGCGGCTACCGATGCGGCCGGCATTTCTATTTCACAGCTCGGAGCGCCTGATGCCAGATCCTACCAAAGCAACAATCAGCGCCACCGAAATGTCGGGCCTTCTCGGCGTCTCGCCCTACGTGACGAAATGGATGCTCTATCAACGCTTCGCCAAGGGCATCGATGCGCCGGGCCCAGACCACAACAGACTTGATTGGGGGACGAAGATGGAGCCCCTGCTTCTCGAGCAAGCTGCGGCGGATCTGAGGCTCGAGGTGACGACCAATCGGCAGCCGGACGGATCGCAGATTTACGTGCGACGCGGGCTGCTCGGTTGTTCGCGCGATGCAGATATTTACGATCCGCAACGCGGTCCCGGCGCACTCGAAACCAAGTGCTGCTTCGACTACAAAATTCTGATGCAGGAGTGGGACGGCGGCAAAACGCCTCCTCGCCAGCACGAAATCCAGCTTCAGCAGCAGATGTATGTCGGCAACGGACATGTGCCTTTCGAATGGGGATGCATCGCATTGTGGTGCGGCGGTGACATGACCTATTTCCAGCGGAAGCCAATGCTGGATTTGTGGGCGAAGTTCGAAGCCGAAGCGATGCAGTTCTTTGATGACGTGAAGGGCGGCACCGAGCCAGAGCCGTTTGGTTCGCCGATCGAAGTCCCGCTACTCAAGCAGATATTCGACAAACCTACCGGCGAGGTCATTGATGCGGTCGTGGTGCTCGGCGAGGTCGAGGCCACGAAGCTTGCTCAGCGCGTGGTCGACGCTGAATACCAGCGCGTTACTCGGTTGGCGGCCGAGAAGTTTGAGAACGAGACCAAGGCCAAGTTGCTCGGCCTGATGCAAGAGGCTGACGAGTTGGAATTACCACAAGGTATCCGCGTCAAGATAACGCGATCCGCGCGTGCCGGCTACACTGTGAAGCCGACGAACAGCGTCACGGTCAAAGCGCACATCCCGCAACAGATCGATGGAGCGTTCGGTGGCATCTGATCTCGTCATTTTCGAAAACACGCTCAAGCCGCTCGCCCCTCGTTTCGAGCAGGCTTTGGCCGGCGCGATTCCGGTCGAGCGCTTGATGCGATCGATCATGGTCTCGGTCGAGCGCAATCCGGATTTGCTGGTTAAGGCCGATCGGCAAAGCCTGCTCAATGCGTCGATGTCGGCCGCATGCCTCGCGCTGGAGGTCGATGGCGTGACCGGGCAGGCCTACTTCATCCCGTTCAAAGGCAAGGCGCAGCTCGTCATCGGCTACAAGGGAATGAATACGCTCGGCGCCCGTTCCGGTTTCAGCATCCAGGGCGAGGTAGTCCGCGAGGGCGACACATTCGATTATGAGCTAGGAGACAAGGGCTTCGTCAAGCACAAGCCGAAGCTCGGCAGCCGCGGACCGATCCTGGCCGCGTGGGCTACCGCTTCATCAAACCATCGGCCTTCGCTTATCTCCGTGCTCGGCATCGATGACATCATGGCGATCAAGCAAAAGTCGCCAGGCGGCAGCCGATCGGACAGCCCCTGGATGGACATGATGATCGGCTTTCCCGCGATGGCGGCGAAGTCGGCGAAACGTCGCCTGTCCCGCGCTATGCCGCTCAATGCCGATCCGCGCTTTCATCTCGCTGCCGCGATGGAAGAGACCGTCGAGGAACGCGGCAAGCTCGCATGGATCGATCCCCAGCGCGGTCTGCAGATCGAAGGCGAGACGATATCGAACGAAACGCAGATCAACCACGAGCAGCGCGGGACGGCCGAATTGCTGGCGCCGCGCGAGACAAGCGACGATCTGATGGCATGGGATAGCAAGCTCGCCACGGCCGCACTGCAGGGCACGGATTCGTTGCGCGAGACGTGGGGCACCGTGCCGAAACATCTGAAAAAATCGCTGGAGGCCGCGTTGCGCAATCGACATCAGCCAAC